AAGGCGATGGGTAAGGTTACTGTTCACGGCAGAAGTACTGTCCACGAGTTTGACCAGTCAATCAGGCCGGATGATATTAAGAAGTTCTACGAAAATAATGTCTCTCTGAAAGCAGAGGCACCAGAAGAAAGAGAACGTGAAGCACTCCTGGCACTGAGGCTATGGAACGGTGGAAGCGGACTCATCAGTCTTTACGAGGCACAGCGAAGAGTTGGAATAACCAATCCGCTTGAAGAACAGAATCAAATGGCAGCTGAAAAGTTACTTGAGATGTCACGTGAACAACAGGCGGCCGAAGTCGCACAGGCTGTGGAACTTGCACAACAGCGGGCAGCCGCAGCAGATGTTGGTGGTAATCAACTTGGAACTCAGTACTTACCAGGTCAGGCACAACTACAAAGACCAGGTGAGGCAAACATACAGGGACAGAGAATGGCTTCTATGAATGCACGTGAAAGTGTTTATCCACAGGGGCTTGGTGGTCTTGACACATTAGGGGCACAACTATCAACGGCAACAGGTGGCGGCAGATCAATGCCTACAGGACAAAGGGTAGATTAATGGCAAAGAAACAAACAGATTTATTAAGAGACCCGGTATCGCTGGCACAGACCAGATACCAGGAACAGGTTGACGCATTTAAGGCTCAGTATATTCCTACGCCTACAAATCCTGTAAGAGATGTACTTAAACAAAATGGTATTGATTTGAAAGAGTGGAGGGAAGGTTTTGGCAACTCCTGAAATAACCGCTCTCACCCAAAGAATTCGTGAGTCCATAAAGCTGTCTGATGATACTGCTGGATTTACACCTGAAGAACTCCAGGATCGTCATGAAAAACTTGCAAAAGCAAAAAAGGATAGTAACCCTGAAAGTCAAGTACTTCCAGATGTCCCAACGGTTACAACAGATAAAACTACGTTGTATACATGGGGCGATGATGATACAGAAAAATTACTAGATGAAATAACCAGAGAAATAATACGTGATTTAGAATCAATTGACCCTATTGAAGATGGAGATCAAGACGAATTTACTGCACGATATACTCAGATTCAAAATATACTTCTAAATCCCACTAATGGGCTTTTTGGTGGACGTGGTCACTATAATGCAGACTATATAGAAACTTCTCCTGAATACGCTGGACTTGAACCCATATTACAATCGTCAGCTAAATCTGTTGTTAAGTTTGAAAAGTTAATTAAGAAAAATGGAAAGAATAGAACTCATTTAAATTTTAAACAGTCTAGAGAACAGCAGTATATAGAAGAGTTTTTAGAGCAAGAAATTATATCTCCTGAAATTTATGATGCACTACAGGGTAGGGGCACCAAGTTTATTGATGATGGTATTCAGGAAGAAGCCGCTGCTTTAATGAGTTCGCTTATTAGAAAAGAATCCGAATTAACAACTACTATTTTAAATACATATCCTGATACTTCTACTTTTAGGTCAGGTATTGGAAGATATGTTACTGCTGCCAATCCTAACGATATAAGATCAGGAATTTTTAATGATGTAGCAGCTACTCTTCCTTTAGTTGAAAATGTTATAAGAGATCAAATTGAACAGAGCAATCTGGAAGCTATGCGAGAAGCGTTTGCTACCAATGCAAATCTGGCAAATGCAGTAACCGATATCCTTGGGCCTGTAATGGTTGCAACAGATGACGAAGATAAGATAGAGGCAAATACACGAAAGAGACTTATTAATTATCTGGAATCAATTCGTACTAGTCTTAAAAATAGTGACCCAAGTCGTAGCGATCAAGAGCTTGGGAGATTATTACATTCGGCACTTATGGAAGCAAGAAGTAAGGGTCCAGTAGACGAAGCAGGAATGCCTGGACAATCTCTTATTGATCAAATGCGAAATCAAGAAATTGGGATTGTTACAAATAAAAAAGATACTGCGGCATATAACGAAAGAAAAGCAGCGTGGGAAGCTGAAATGAAACGGCTGCAAGGTGCCAGCAAGTCGGATGGCCTTGCTAAAGCAAAAGAATATCTTGCAAACCAGTTTACCCTTGATACTACTATTTCAGCCGAAGGTCTTAACAAGATGGCAGCTGAGTGGTATCAGCAACAACAAGACGCACTGGCAAGAGGTGGAGAAGTCTTTAGTGATTCTGAAATATTTGGTCAGTTCAATGCTTCTATTCTTGGTCCTGGTGGATTTATAGATCAAGGCTGGGCAGATCAAGCTGTTAAAAATCCTTCATTAATGTATGAAACATATACTGATCCAAACAATCCTGAGAGACAGTTAAAGGTATCTGATGCGGCTAATCGCTCTGGATACCAGATGGCACCAAGTGGACAGGTCGGAGAGTTTGGAACACGATTTGACCCTGTACGTGGAGAGCGTGTAGGAGGAGCAACATACATTGACCCCAATACAGGACGAATTGCTGTAGATCAATTTGGTAATCCAATTCTTTTAAAAGGAAAAGAAATACTTGATAACGCTCATCTTGTTGACCCATTAACATTGTTTAACTATTTCAGGACTATGGAGATGACTCCTGGTGAAATAGAAAATATGGGAAGATATCAGATTCCAAGTTTCCCAATGGAAGATTTCTCAGCCTTATTCCCTGATAGGGAAAGGGCAACCAAGGGTGAAATGATGTATACACCTGAACCTGTCTATGGATACGATGAGATAACAGGTCAACCTAATTACGCAGCCAATCAACTAGATGAACAGGGTAATGTAATTCAAAGACCGATTTATCCATATGCTGACCCAAGTGAACCAGTGGATATTCAGGGGGCATTACCAGGATCAGAGGGAGCCGATTTTGAAAGGTTTGCACCATTCTTGCCTCAACCTGAACCGCAACCAAGGTTACCTCATCCAGATCATATTCCTCCACCACCTACACCAGCTGTTGTTGGAAGTTCTTTTGATTTAAGTCCATTTGATCAAGGGATGAAAGATGTTCTAACACCCCCTGAACCAGTAGACCCTATAAGTGCTATTGATTTTATGGCTCTTAGCGAGCCGGAGTTTTAATGCCACATCATTCAGCTATATATCAAGGGAATAAATTTAGTGCTGGGCCTACAGAACCACCACTTAGTTCTCCTGTGCCTACAATTCCAGAACAACCTATATCTCCATTTGTTACGTCTGGCCCGCTATTGCCAGGGCAAAGGTATTACCCACAAGGCATTACTAACATGGAGCAATTAAATGACCTTAAATTTAATATGCAAATGAGGAACTATGGTAGGCCAGCACCATCTCGTGCAGAAGCACCTATAAGTTATTCTCCAGATTACGGAACATTTGGTGGAAGTTTATTAGGTGGAATGATGGCATCTAGTCCCGGTATGGGTATGCCTCCAACAACTGCTCAAGGAATACAGGGTACAGGAGAAATTTTAGGGAAAGGATTTGAATGGCATGAACGTCACATTATGCGACCAGTTGCAGCAGCAACTACAACTGCTGTAGCTTCATATAATGAAGCAGCTGGTGGTTCTGGTGCACTTACATCTACAGAAAGATATGCTCAAAATTATAAAGAACTACCTACTTGGGCTAAATCTTATTATCGACCACCTACAGTAGATTTTAGAAGTCTTGCTGGTCCTGAAAAATTAGAGGAATTTAAGGCAAAGAAAGAACAATATGAGGCTGAAGGATTATCCAGAAGTCAGGCTGAAACAAAAGCATATAACGAAACAGAATTTAATGAAGGATTTAAAGGTGCTGTTGAATTTGCTACAGACCCAGCTGGATTAGCATTAGAGTTAATTCCTGGTGGTATGCTTGCCAAACCAGCCATTAAAGGATTATCGGCTACTGGAAGAGGAATTGGTAGAGGTACAGAATTAAGTAGGGCTGCTCTTAGTCAAAACTATAAACAGGGATTATTGTTTAGAGATGCGTTCCGAGAAGGAATGCAAGAAATTGAACCGTATATGACAGATTTGCAACGGGCTCAATTTGAACAAACAAATGTTCCCCAAGTGATCGATAGGTCTACAGGTTTACCTATAGACGAAGGTAGATCCTATCAAACAATCATTAACTCCGAGTCTAGTCCATTTGCAATGTTAGACCCTACTGGTAGTACACGTACAATTGGGCAGATGTTTCCTGAAGGTGCTCCATATCAACAAATTGGTAGAGCAATAGAAGAAGCTGATCCTGACAAGATGTTCCAGCGGTTTGAAGCTGAAGCCCAAAGGATTCTTGATGCAAGAAGTAAAAACAGGCAGTGGAACATGGACCCACCTAGATTGGGAGCCCGTGGTGCACAGGCACCTATTCCTAAATATAAAGGACCAACAACATTAATTCTTGATGAAAGTGCAAACGCAACAAGAAGATTTGAAATGCCTGTTGTTATGCAAAGGTTGATACAAAGAACTGCTATTGGAGAAAGTGGTGCGTTAGCTACTAGATTAGAGATGGCAGGAGTACAGGCAGGTGAACTTACAGCTGATGAGTTTAGTGATATAAAAACATTTATTAAACACTGGGGAGTTAATCCTTACGCATCTTCTGATGAAGCATTAAAAGGGAAGTTTAGGGTTAACCCAACTACAGGTGAACGTCACTTTGTTATGGGTGCATTTGATAATCCATTCTCAAGAGTTCAGACTGATACAGGTAAAACTATTTCTGATAGGAGTTACTTAACATATTCTCCTGAAACTAAGCAGTGGGGAATTACTGGAACTCCAGAAGAAACACCAGCATTGATAGATGTGCAAACTGGTGACAATATTACCAATCAAATTCAAAAGGTTATCAATTGGGCTGACAACGAACTTGCAAAAATAGATGCGTTGGAACTCAAAACACCAAACATAGGTCCGGAATGGAAAGAATTACAAAGGCAACGTCAAGCTATTAACGATAGTAAACTTCATGAGATTTCTCGTTTGGAGGCTAGACCGGCTGAACCTATTTTTGAAACAGTCCAACCAGCTAAGATGACTCCTGAAGAGGCAATTGAATTTAATAAGATGTGGGAAGATTTATACGAGGAGAATCTTGAAGCTGCCATACTTAGAGGTGACCCTTACAATCCATATTCTATACCTAATATGGGAGTCAAAGACTTTGGATTCCGACCTGCAAAGAATGGTGGACGCAAACATCTGAATGATGTTTTGATAGAAGAGATGGCTTCTACCAGGAACCCTACTATATGGGATGCCTATCATGTTGCTATAGATCGTGTTGCGGCTGAAGCTGGATTACCGAAACCGCCTGTTCCAGTAGGAAGGGCATCAAAATCATTGCCTCCAGATGATCCAGTAGGAGCACTTGACGCATTAATGAATCCAACTCCTGGTCTTGATGGATTAAGTGCTGATGATTCAATAGCTTACTGGTATGGAGCACGTAATGTTGCTAATAACAAACTAAGAAGCTGGTGGGATGATGGGAACAAAATGCTTGGTGACTTAGAAGTTAATGGAGAAAAACTTACTAAATATAAAGGCAGATATATTGTTCCTGAAAATGTAGGAAAAATGTTGATGAGAGCCCTATATGATGGAGATGGGTTAAAAGGGGCGGCACCTGAAGGGTTTGAAGACATATGGGCACATTTAAGACAGTTAAGGGATGAAGAACAATCAGCTTATATTCAGTTTGATCCTGACATGAGAGATAATTTCATGATGCACCCGGATTACTTTCCACGTATATGGAAAAGACTAGATGAAGATACGGGCGAGTATGTAAGTGTTACTAATGTAAATATCCATAGATTGCCTAGACATTTACAACCAAGAAGTAATTCCACTTTTGATGAAATGATTGATATGGGTTACGAACCAATTAGTTGGAATCCAATTGATATTATGACTTCCAGAAGAAAATTGGGAGTTGAGCACAGAGAACAACTGGTAATGATCGATAGGCTTAAAAGAAGTGGAGTAGCCCAAGAAGTAGCAATTGGTACTCAAGCTGGAAAAGGGTATCGTGTTCCACAGGTTGGTCCTGCTTTTGAAGGATATCGGGTAACAACTAAAAAACTTGAAGTAGCTGATATTGGACAATATGCAGTTCCTAATGATGTAGCAGATTTACTTGAAGGTATATATGGTAAAACTAACGAATGGAGTATTAAGGGTAAAGATTTTATGCCAGCAATTAGATTGGCATCTTCTGTTCCTAAAAGATTATTACTTTCGTTGAGTGGATTCCAGCATATTGACATGTTGACCAGAGGGTATGCAGCTGCATTTTCTCCAACAGGAATAAAGAGTGGCAAAATTTTTCAGGCCATTCCTTTTACTGGAAAGCTAATTGCTTCTTCACTTTTTGGTGGGGACTTTCACGGTTTTGGCAGGGCGGCAACAAATAAAAGATCACTTGACCCAACACCTATGTTTGATGATTTTAATATCAGCCGGAAAATGATTGCCGAGGCTGGATGGAATATTCAAGGTGATACTTCTATTATTACAAGAAATGCTTTAGATCAATTAAAAGATATTGAAAGAAGCACAAAACCTGGTGTTCCCAAAATTGTATTAGATAGGATAGCTAGTGCTTTTAAATGGTGGGAGAGTGGTCTGTTTGAGGGTGTTTATAGAGAATCACAGATGTTTCAGCTTGATAACTTTATAGTTCCGAAGTTAAGAAAAAAGTTTCCTAATGAAGACCCACATCAAATAGCACGACGTGCAGCTGATGAAGTAAACAGAATGTCTTCATCTTTGGGTGAATGGCAAACTGTATTTAAGAGTCCTCGTATGAAGGATTTCTCTCGTGCAGTTTTATTTAGCCCGAACGAAACTGAAGCCTGGTTAGGTATGATGGGGAAATCAGTTAAGGGTGATGTCAAAGGATTATACGGAGAATACTGGGCAGGGTACGCTATATTCTTAGCAGCATTAGGTAACAGTATCAACCTTATGACAACAGGTAAACCTATGGATTGGGAAGCATACAGTCCTATTACCATAGCAAGGGATGAGGATGGTGACATTCCATTTAAGCCACGATATAACACCAGATTTATGTCACCCCAAATTGGTACGGGAAGAGAAGGTAACCCAATATTTTTGGACTTAGTTGGTCAGGCAGATACTCCTCTTCACTGGATAGTTAATTTTAAAGGAGCATTGACTTCTAGGGTAAGCCCTATAGGTTCAATAGCCAGACCATTTATATTTAACGAAACTTTCTTTGGTGAACCTTTAGAAGGTATAAGTGAACAGGCACTTCATGCAGGATTACAGTTTTTACCTATTGGGGCAAACCAGGTGTTACAACTTGGTAGAGAACATGGACCAATGCAAGATCAAATATCTATGCTTATGCCTAAACAGGAAGCTGGTCTTGGCACACTGGGTTATGGATTACAGATAGGTGGACTCAATGTACGTAAGGCAACTACAAAAGAATTGCTTGATGAACTTGCAAGAATTGAAGGGTTTGATGATGTGCCAGTAGAGTGGGGACCCGATAGGCTTGGAACATTAATATTTCAAAATCCTACTCCATATGAACAGTTACGTGAGCAATATGGGCCTGGTGATGTGCGTCGTGTGTTTCAGGATGAAGATCCACGAATACAGCAAATAGTTAAAGAACTTGAACTTCGACAACAAACAGGAGTTGACAGAGGGTATGAATATGCCCAGCTTCATAGTGCACAAACCAGAGAAGATATGAAGCGTATAGATCAAGAGAATGCTTTAATAGATGAACTTATTAATAAACAGATTCCTTTAAGTAATGAAGGGAACAATGGTTGGTATAGTCATTATCAAGACATTCAAACAAGAACAATGGCAGCTAAAAGAGCACTTGAAGATTTTTATACTGAAGAGAAAGGACTTGATAGAGAGCCACCAAAAGAAGAATTACCTTTGGCAAGATGGCAATACTATAAGGCGTATGATGATGCAAGAACAGAAAGCGGAAGAATAGCTTGGGATGTACTTGAATTTAATCTTACTGAATTAGAATCTCAGTGGACTCCAGAGCAATTAGATCATATATCTGACTTACGTGAAAAAGATCATTCTGTGTATCACGATAGTGACCATAGGGACGGGTGGCTTGTAGATGTTTTAAATGATCGTGATAAATATGCTAAACCATATTATGCAATGACCCGAAATTATTTTAAAGAAATAGGTATGTACGATACTTATCTAGAATATAGAGCAAAGGGTGTTGATAACAAAGATGTATTTTTTGAAAACAATCCTGAATTTGAAAAAGAATATAAATTCATGGAAGCAATGCGAAAAGAAGAAAGGGAATCTAACCCAGAATTATTAACAACTCTTTATCTTCTTGGAGAAGTTTCAGAGAATAGATATTTAGAATTAATGTATGGGCAGTAATTGACATGCTAAGATATACAAAACTAAACTATAAAAAACTTGTCACAGTTCTCATCAACTGATAGGAGGTACTAGGTGACCACGGAAAATATAGACAACACATCTGCACTGGATCAAGACCAGGCTCAATTGGATGCTGTACAGGAGGACCCAAATCCTCAGACAGATTCAAATCCTGTCACTGACGAAATCCGGGCTTTACGTAATCTGATTGAAGATCAGAATCGTCAGGTAGCCGGACTACAGTCAAAGATAGACAAGGGTCTGAATGGTATAAGAAGAGACAGTGAGGATGCGGTTCGTAAGCAGCAGGAACAACAGGCGTATGCGTATATGCAGACATTACCTGAAGAACACCAGGCTGCTTTTGGCCAGATGCTACAGGCAAACCAAGCGTACTACCAGCAGAATGCTGACTTGAGAGATCAGTTATCAGGAGGCAATGGTACGCAACAGGCACAACCTGAAGTATCAAGCGAATGGGAAGAGATATATGCTATTCCCAGAAGTTTAGGTCTAGACCCGCAGACTCAAGGTATCGATTATGCAGCGTTTACGGAGCCAGGGTTAAATGAATCTCAAAGGCGAGACAGGTTTTTTGCGAGTTTGAAACCGTTGATAGGTGCTACCAATCAGGCACCTGCAACTCAGGCTCAACAACAACCCGCACCAGGACAGGTACAAAGTCCACCAACAGGTGGAACTCCTTCCAATGGTGCGTCTTCTAACATGAGATCAATCGAGCAGGTGCAATCAGCCTACATAGAAGGCAAATTATCAAAAGAAGAATATACAGACCAGTTAAGAAAACTAGGTCAATAGTTAGGAGAATAAAATGGCAACAGGACTATCGCTGTCTAGCACGTCCAATTTAACAAATGGACAGCGGATCATAATAGCATCCGCAAAAGAAGCGTTTGAGCCAGCTGCCCCTGATCCCGATTTGATTGAGAATGAAAGAATTCCTACTGGCTCAAAGCAGTGGGATATCAGCACATATGCTCGATTAACAGATGCACAAGCCCTTACTGAGGGTGTTGATCTGTCTTCGGTTCAGCAGTTAGCTACAAATACTTTGCAATTAACTCCAGCAGAACACGGAATACTGGTTACTCTGTCAAACCGCCTTATTAGAAGGCAGGGTGACAGCAGTGTGGTAACTGTGGCTGGAAGGCAAATCGGCTCTTCCCTGAGAAGGAGAATGGCCAAAGACGTTATTGCTCTTTACGACGGCTTTTCAAAGTCTATTGTAACCGCAGGAACGGCATTGGATATCACACACTTTAGAGGTGCAGCAGCTTATTTGCTGACTGACAACAACGCAAGTTTTGGTCCCGCACCTATGCCTTTACAGGCAGCTTTACACATTGAACAGATCAGTGACATCATTGCTGATTTAACTGACGCATCTGGCACAAGTGCAGGGCGAGCACCATTCAGCAGTGGTTTATCTGAAGAAATGGTTCAGAGATGGTGGAGAGGGTCAGACAGACTCTATGGTATACCGATATTCCACAGTGGAAACATTGAACGTGATTCAGGTAATGATGCCAAGGGAGCAATTTTTTCTTCCGGGGCTCTTTACATGGTCATAGCAAATGATTCCGATGTAACAGAAGAAGACGATAACTCACTCCGAGCGAGAGAGTATGGAATCTTCCAAGAATGGGCAGAAGGCGAAAGAGCAGACCCACACGGTGTGGAAGTTTACTCTGATGCAGAAGCAACCGTTTAATGAGGTAACTCTTGGTTAATCAAAGCGTAGACACATATCAGGGCAATGCCCCGACAGCTAGAGACAGAAGGCGTATCGTTGACGAAAGTGGACGTGACGCTATCTTATTTAACGTTGATAGTTCAGAAACTAATAAGATCAGATTATGGGATTTAATTGACCACACATGGACTGAGCCGTTAGAAAAGAGTATGGCTATGGAACACTACCTTGCAAAAGTAGTTTTTAAATGTTCTGGTTGTACTGAAGCCTCTCTATATGAAGGGCACATTGAACAACACCTAGTACAACTTAAATCTGGCTATGAATCTCATCGTGATGCTGAGTTACATCAGGGAATCGGTGAGGGTGGTCGGGTTAATTTAACATGTACTGGATGCGGAGCCCCGTTATCTATGCGGAAGAACCAGGGGAACAAACATATAGAACGGATATGTAACGATTACGATGCCCATATAAAGGCAGGAACAATCGATGTTGTACTTACTCACAGATATGCCACGTCACCTTCAGTGTCAATGCCACAAGAGGTAACTAATTCAGTTGTCTTTGGTGATAAACAACCTGAAGTCGACAAGGTGAATCGGAGCGTTGATGATCGTACACGTAAACGTCGTCGACGCAAAAGGAGAAGCAAATGACCACAAAATCCAGTGAACTGCTTCAGGTAGACCCGTGGGATTACTTCCTAGATGAAGATAGTCCAGCACAGGAACACGTTGAAATGTTCAGAGAGGTATACTGGCCTCATATACGTAGGGAACTACGTACCGAACTCGGTTACGAGTTAGGAGAAGGTCAGGAACCCCATTGGGTTGAGGCAGGAAGGGCCGTGTTATATCACCAAACAGTGGGAAATAATTACGGCAGAGTGACCGACTACGGTTTTGGTCCCACGAATCCATTGCCTGTGGGAAATGCTGTGCAATTGCACAATTATCTGAAAAAGGGTTTCCGACTCCGGGCTAACGTAGAACCGTTAGTTGACGTTGAGTCGTCTGAGACTGCCGATTCCACTGAGGGTGACGCTTGGGCATGGGAGAATGCACCATATGTTGTCCCTATGAACCAAGGAGACAGAAAGTTTCTTACTTGGAAAGCATATAGAATGTACTGCCAAAACCGTGGAGTACCTTTGGCATATGATCCACCACAGGAAGTATTGGATAAGATGAAGAACTTTAAGTACTACTGTCTTGTTCACGATCATGGGTTCAAAGCCAAAAGGGATGCTCTCCAACATAGGGCGTACTACATAGCTGCTCCTCCGAGAGGAAGGGGTCAAGCACATGCAACCCTAGATGATATGGAAGTAAAAATTCCAAAACAAACTACAAATAAAACTACTAAAAAAACTAAAGTGACATAAGGAAAGAAAATGGCACTAACATATGGAATAGTATGGGCAGATTTTGGAGCCGAGAAAAAAGAAACGGCTTCTGCTGAACATGCTTTAGGAACAAAGATGGTCCTTCCTGATGGAAGAACCTTTTACTATGCTAAGAATAGCAGTGCTGCTATTACTTCAGCTGGAATGATTGTGGATGGAATAGCAGCAGTGGCTGCCCACGATATGGATGTACCTCCTACAGCTGCACAAAGTGTTGGAGACAATACTGTTAGTCTTGAGGTACCAACTACTGACCTAACTAAAGATCAGTATAAAGACGGTTATCTAATTTTTAACGATGCGGACGGAGAAGGAGAGGTATACAGAATTGTTTCCCACCCTGCTCACGATGCGTCAGATGATGCAACCGTCATAATTACTATAGAAGATGAGGGTCTACAGACTGCAATAACGACTTCTACGGAAGCACAATTGATCTATAACCCTTATACAGACGTAAAACTGATTGATGGTGACGGAACCATGACAACAGGTCCGTTAGGAGTAACAACAATACCAGTAACCGCAAGCTATTACTGTTGGCTACAAACTTCAGGAATTGCTAGTGTGGCTATTGGAGCACAGGTTGGTGTACTTGGAGATGGCTTGAGTGTATCTCAAGAGAGTGGCGAAAGCGGTCTAGCAGAAAGAGCAGATTATTCCGATGAATCAGACCTACGAATTATAGGAACTGCAATGTCAGTTGCTTCTGTAAATACAGACAAGCAAGTCTGCATGTTAGATATTAGGTCATAAGGAATTCCCAATGGGAATAACAAAGGAGAAAGACTAGGGAGGCTTTCATTAGCTTCCCTGGTTAAGACAGCGATGACTGAAGATAACGGTGACAATAAATATCACCCCTCGTTCTTACCGATGATTGAGCGGATTAAAGAACGAGGCTACAGATCGCCTTACGCATACGTTTCATTTGAAACCAAGGAAGGCCATATACATCATTACCCTCTGGGCAACGGTGTGGACAACCTGATTGCGATGGGTGATTCAATCGAGGATGTCGCTACTGCGTTAGTTGATTCGATAGCTGCCTGTAATCCGGGCAAGCATAACGGTCATGGTAAGACGCACGATACATCGCAGTTTAAAAGGGCTTATGCCTCTGCGATAACACAGCTTTTAAATACAGATTATGATACTGAGTACACACACCAGGTGTGGCTTGAGAAGATGCATAAGAAGTGGGGTGGGCATATTCCTGCGGCAGTACTAATGCCAATTGAAGATCAATGGCGTATGCTTATACCAGACTTCAGAGGAGACCCACAATTTTACGATATAAGGAAAGGGGCTTTAGATCAGTTACCTATGCCCAACGAGGAGAATTCTGTTGAGGCACCGATAGGTCATTATCGAGTAGACCCGGACGAGGAGAAATAATATGTCTAGACAACCACAGGCATTAGATTACACATCGGGTACTATTAGCAATTCGGCAGTAAACATTTTTGAAATGGGGTCTGCCTTAGTTGCCTCGGCTCCAAAAGGTGCTCGGTCTTTTGTTGGAACAATAGAATCAGCTTCAATAAGGGCTCGTGGTGACGGAACGGCACCTACAGCTTCAGAAGGACAATTGATTGGAGATGGTGGAATTGTTTATTTAGGTGAATCAGAATTTAGTTCAATGGAATTTATTAGAGTATCATCTACAGACGCTGAACTTAGAGGTCACTTTTACAATGTAGAGGTAGATGTTCTAATAGGCAAGGTGGCATCATGATAATTATTCCTGCTTCTTCTCAGTTGTCTGGAGATGTTACGACAATAACTTCTTTACTTGCTACTGATATATATATAGGAGAAGATGCCCAGACCAAGATTGATTTTGAAACAGCAAACGAAATTCATTTTGATGCTGACAATTCGGAAAGAGTAAAAATTGACTCAACTGGATTAACGGTTTCGGGATTAGTTGACGTTGCAACAGAATTACATTTTGATTCATCCCCTGCTGATGGTGCAGTATCTGGTATTACTGCTACATTTACAGCAGGAGAAACATTGGAATTAGGTGAAGTGGTTTATTTAAAAGCTGCTGACGGGAAAATGTATAAAGCAGTATCGGGAGTAGGAGGTACTGGATTAATTACTCCAGAAATAATGTGTAAAGCCATAGTTGCACAATCTTCTATATCCGCAGATGCTACGGGCAAATTTTTATTAAAAGGATTTATCCATGCTGCTACTAATTTCCCAACCTATACAATTGGCGAAACTTTGTATGTACCAGAAGCTGAAGCAAGCGGTCAAAATGTTCCTGAAGGAACAGTTCCCGATACAGATGGTGACTTTGTACAAGTAGTTGGTTGGGCAGTAACCGGAGATATTATTTACTTTAACCCAGATTACACAATAATAGAGCATGCGTAATGGCTAATGAGGTCGAAAAAGTTAATGGCATTGCAATAGCAAGCATTGAAAAAATTAACGGTAAAACCGATGCTAATATCGACCATATAAGTGGTAGAGAGTTCCTTGGTATTGCTTACTATTCAAGAACCTTTACCAGTAGCGGAGATTTCGTTGTTGGTAGTGGTGGCGATGTAGATATTTTGGTTGTTGGAGGCGGTGCAAGTGGTGGTCGTGGTAGTGGCTATACTCATGGTGGCGGTGGTGCTGGCGGTGGTTGGGAAGAAACAGGTGTCACTTTAACAGCCCAAACATATACGATAACAATTGGTGCAGGTGGTGCATCTAAAACATCTGCAGGAGCAGGAAATGACGGTGGTGATAGTTCAATAGCAGGTACTGACTTTACAACTCGCACTGCTAGTGGAGGAGGCGGTGGAGGCGGTGGGGGTTCTGGTACTGCTGGTAGAGGAAGCACTACTTCTTCAACCCATAGAGGTGGTGGAGGTGGTGGTGCATCTGGAAGTTGGGGAGATTCTGGTGGTGGGAGTGGTGACTTAGAGGGTGGAGATGGTGCTGGTTCCAGTGGTAGTTCGTGGATATCTGGCGGTGGTGGCGGTTCTGGTACTGCTGGTCATGATGGTTCTGAAGCTGGAACTAAAGATGCAGATGGGGGGCTAGGAATTACCAATGATTATTCACTCGGATACAATGGCTACTATTCGGGTGGCGGTGGTGGAGGTGGTAGATTTGATAGGGGCATGGGGGCTGAAGGAAACAGTAACTACGGTGCTGGTGATGGTCAGTCCTATACATATAACCCCGGTACAGATAAAAATGCAGATGCCAATAAAGGCGGTGGTGGCGGTGGCCCTACTGGAGCAAATGATAGTGGGTCTGGAGGTTCGGGAATTGTGGTAATTCGTTGGGCACCGGGTGCTATTACAGATAACTCCAGTGACGGTACTGGGAGATCATACTAATGGCACATTTTGCAGAACTAAACGATAGCAATGTGGTTCTACGAGTAGTAGTTATAGATGATTCTAATGCTGATACAGAAGCTAATGGTATTGCAAAATGTAAATCATTATGGGGAGCAGATACTAACTGGAAACAAACAAGCTATAACACTCTAAAGAATGTTCATCAGCTTGGAGGAACTCCATTTAGAAAAAATTATGCGGCTATTGGGTATACCTATAACTCGGATATAGATGGGTTTGTCCCTCCTCAACCATATTCTTCATGGCAGTTAAATACAACAACTGGAGATTGGGATGCACCTGTTGCATTACCAGATACAAATGTTGCAAATGGTGGTAATGCTTGGCATGAGTGGGATGAAACAAATCGGAGATGGAATGAAATTTAATGCAAACAATTACTGCTACCAAATCACATAACCCAGGTACATTACAGACTGCCCTTGTAAGAGGTGTAAAGAATTATGTTAAGCGAACTACTGTAAACGGAATGCCAACTGAAGTATCAGGATGGATTCTTTCAGAGGGTAACAATTTGACAGTTACTTTTGAAGATTATGTTGACTCAACAGAAGTACAAGCAATAGTGGATGCACATAGTGGGTGATTTAAATATAAAACAAGAAGATATAGATGAATTATTTGTTCGGTTACCAAGAGCAAAAGATTTATTAACTATTATTGCTCATGAAAGGACAATAAGAGAACTCAGAAGACAGAATTTAGAACTGGCTAAAAACAATGTTAAGGGCGTTAAAAAGGTAAAGGTAAGCTGATGCCAACTACTACATGGGAAACAATGCGTCAGGATATAGTCAGGCCATTGGGTTTGGTTACTGGCACCACGACTACAAATGTGGCAGCTAATACATCCCTTATAGATACGAATTTAACTGAACTATATTCATCTGATGATTACTTCAATACTAACTGGTATGCCATTGTTACGAGTAATAACAGGGATGGTCAGTATAGGCGTATTACAGATTATGCTCAGTCTAGTGGAACTCTTACGGTTTCATTGGCTTGGGGGGCTGGTACTGATGGT